TATTATTGGCCAATATCCGGCTATCTTTTCCAAAATTGCTTGCGGTTGTTGGTTCGTTTTTTTTACCAATATCCGGCATTTTGTTCCTGGTTGGATTCGCAATATTTGTCGACACCTTGACCGGACTTTGGAAAGCTAAAAAAATGAAGATTAAAATAACATCGCGTAAACTTTCCGCAATTGTTTCAAAAATGTTTTTATACGAACTTGCGGTGATCGGATTTTACTTGATTGACTTTTGGATTTTAAACGATATTATTTTAAAGTTTTTTTCCGTTCCATTAATGTTGACAAAAATTCTTTCATTGGTTCTTGTTTCAATCGAAGTCATGTCCATTAATGAAAATTATAAGGCCGTTAAAGGAATTGATATTTGGCAAGCAATGAAATCATTATTCGCCAGGGCGAAAGAAATTAAAAACGATATCAATGGAATTAGATCAAACCAAGATAGTTCAACAACGTCTATCTAACGACCAATTTTTTCAAGACGTTCACGAAAAGAAACAAATTTATTTGCATCACACGGCCGGCGGTGGCAATCCAATCGCGGTTGCGAATTACTTTCAACAAAAGGAAGGAAAGATCGCGACGGCATTCGTAATCGGTGAAAAAGGAACAATCGTTCAATTATTCAGTTCAAAGCATTGGGCATATCACCTTGGATTGAAACCGGAAGTTTTCGCCGAAAAGGGAATCACTTATCGAAGCTTGGACAAAATATCAATCGGAATTGAAATTTGTAATTTTGGGCCGCTAAAAAAACAAAACGGTAACTTCATCAATTATGTTGGTGGCAAAGTTGATCGTTCGCAAGTTACCGAGTTAAACGGAAAATACAAAGGCCACATCTTTTGGCAAAAATACACGGATGAACAAATCGAATCAACGCGTCAATTGCTTGTCTATTTATGCGATACTTACGGAATAAGCAAAGAATACAATGATTCGATATTTGACATTGACAAGCGCGCTTTGAAAGGTGAAAACGGAATTTTTACGCACAATTCAGTTCGTCATGACAAGTCCGACATTTATCCATGTCCAAGAATGATTGAAATGCTGAAAAACTTATGAAAAAACTAATCGCATTTTTAAGCGTTTTAACGATGTTTGGTTGTTCATCCGAACGATTGGCGCAATATCATTATAAAAAGGCCTTAAAACACGGCTTGAAGCTTGTTCAAGATAGCGACACGATAAGAATTGCAACCGTTGATTCGGTTGCGTATTATGTAAACGATACGATTCGATTCGAAAAAATTATTCGTTACCGCGATTCGGTCATTTTTTTTAGAAACGTTTATGTTCCGAAAACACGTTTTCAAACCAGGATCGAATATCGCTACAAAACGCAAGTTGTCAAACAAGATGTCTTGAAATACAAATATATTTATAAAGATTCCAAAGAAAAGCGCAAAGAAATTCAACAAGAAAAGCGCAAAAGGAATTGGAGTTTATTTTTTTGGGGTTTTTTAGCCGGATTCGTGACGTTTCTAATTTTGCGAATCGTTGATAAATTAAGACGAATCGTTTGATAAATAATTTTAGACCGCGTTTAAAACCGGACGAAGCTGAAATGCTCGAAAAATACCGAGCGATAAAAAGAACGGCCAATGAAATGGACATGGATGACAAGAATGTCAAACATGGTTGGATCAAGAATAAAACCGCATCGCTTTTTTTCAAGAATCCGAACTTCAAGACCGAAGATCAACAAGGATTCGAAACGATGAAACAAGAAATCATTGATTCGATTTCAAACCACGTTCCGAAATACATTCCAATTGATCGCGAAGAAGTGATTGAAGGTCATTTGTTGGTTGTTGATCCGGCCGACATCCACATCGGTAAATTATGCGAAGCTTTCGACACCGGCGAAGATTACAATTGTCAAATCGCGGTTCAACGCGTTCGCGAAGGCGTTCAAGGAATCATTCGCAAGGCGAAAGGATTCAACATCGACAAGATTCTTTTTATTGGTGGCAATGACATTTTGCACATCGACACGCCGAACCGGACAACCACCGGCGGAACGAACCAGGATACGGACGGCATGTGGTATTCAAATTTTTTAACCGCAAAAAAATTGTATGTCGAAATTTTAGAAATGTTGCTGCCAATTGCCGATGTTCATTTTACCTTCAATCCGTCAAATCACGATTACATGTCCGGGTTTTTCTTGGCCGATGTCATTCAAACCTGTTTCAAAGATTCAAAGAACATAACTTTCGATTGTTCGATTGCACATCGCAAAGGTTTTTTGTATGGAAAGAACTTGATCGGAACAACACACGGCGACGGCGCAAAACAACAAGACTTGCCATTGCTTATGGCTGCCGAATTTCCGATTGAATGGTCACAATCAAAGCATCGATATATTTATACTCACCACATTCACCACAAATCGGCGAAAGATTACGTCGGAATCACCGTTGAATCATTGCGCTCGCCTTCGGGTTCGGATTCCTGGCATCACAAAAAAGGATATTTATCAATCAAGGCGGTTGAAGGATTCATTCACCACAAAGAATTCGGCCAGGTGGCACGATTGACGCATATTTTTTGAAATAAATGTCCAGTTTTTTAAGCAATAAACTTGACATTTTGCGTACCCCCTTTCGCTAAAATAATCGTTGTATTATAAGTTATATCTAATAAATTGTAAGGTATCAAGGGGTAAATATATACTATATTTGCGACACAAATTGACTAATATATTATCCAATTAACCGCCATTTGTCACGTTTTGGCTAATATATGTGACATTTTTTTCCAACATAAACAACATATATCCGATTTAGTGACGGAATTTTACAACCGTCTTTCGTTAATTTTATTTAGCGTTATTCAGGCGATTACCTTATTTAATTAGAATTTTTTAAGGTTTTATCCTTAATTTTCATGTTCAAATTTTCGCGTTTTCTATACATGAGGACAAAATATGTCCATTTTTACCTTTGTTCCTTATTTAGAATGATTATTAATAGTGCATTATTTAAAAAAAATGTTTATAATAATTTGCATATATGAAATTACCGCCGTAGATTTGAAAAATAATTTAAACTAAACAACATGACAAACCAAGAAAAAAATTACGAATTAAAATTTAACGGCGCGAATGTACTTGAATCATTTGAAAAATTAATAAGACAAAAAAACGCTGAAAAATTTATTAAGACATTAACTAAAACATTCAATGAATCACAAACAACAAGTTTAATAAACTTGCTTTCCGATTACGAAAAATTTCTAAAACTAAACGACTAAACAAATGAAAACGCAAAATTATTTAATAACTTTCAAAACTGAACAAATGAAAAAATTTATTGAAACGCTTGACTTTTTAGAAAAGCAACAAGCTGAAAATTCCTTAACTACTCACCAATTACATTTGATTATTCAAACAATGGCGACATTTATTCCCGACGAAAACTTAAATGAAATTGAAACCGCGTTCAACATTTTTAAAAACTAAATTATGAAAACTAAACTAAACAATCTAATTTATTACTTTACGCCAGTAACGGACGAGCATAAGGACATTTTAAACACGTCTATTGTGTTCGTTTTGTTTTGGGTGGCTATTTATACATTTTGCTATTTAACTAATCTTTAAAACGAAGAAAAATGAATATTGAAGACATTGAATTTATCGACCGCAACAACGTTTGCATTTATTACGAAATTGACAACATCGAATTCCACTTAAATTTTAGTTGGGAATTTATTAATTATAATGAAGATGAATGCGAAGCAAAAATTGACGTTTACGCCGAAGATTGTCAACAATGGATCAACGGCGTTTGTCATCCATACTTTCCGAGCAGCGAAGAAATGCGCGAAGTGAAATCCGCAATTGAAGACATTGTTCTTCAAGATTTGATTTATTACGGAATTGATGAATGGTTGGAAAGTAAAGAACTTGACGACGATTATTTTAATGAAAACTAAAACTAAACAAATGAAAACACAAAAAATCCAAGAAAACGAATTTACACCAATCCGGCCGAATGTAATGGCTTGCGTTCGGTGGTGGCGGAATCAATCAGTAAAAGAAGACAAAGGCGGCAGTTTCAATATTCAACTTTACCTTGACTATTTAAACGAACAAGATTTTAACAATAATAAAACTTTTGAAGATGAACGATAAAAAAACGGCAGTAGAATGGTTAGCTAATGTTCTTAAACAAAATCATGGTATTGATTTGACTTTGTATAGTGAATTTAATCAAGCCAAAGAAATGGAATTTGAGCAGAGAAAAAAAGACTTTGTTAATGGATATAAATCAAGAGCCAAAGAAAGCAATTTAATTTTTGATGAAACCTCTGAAATGTATGCAATTAAATTATTTAACGAAACCTTTAAATCAGAATAGAATGAAACAAACACTAATTATCAGCGTGGCAATAATCGGACTTCTTTTTTTAGAAGGATATTGCGAATCAAAAAAGAAACCTTATGAAGAAGGTATGCATTGGAGTTATTCAATTGAATGTGAAAATGGATTTGTTTATAAAACATTAGGACATAGAGAAGGAACAATTCAAATTTTTAATTCGGATGGCACACCACTTAAATGTGGTGAAGAAATTTATTAATTTTTAAATCAGAATAGAATGGAATGTATAATGATGTGTTTAATATCCTGTTTAATTGGATTTATAGTTGGATTTATAGTGTTTACAAAAGATATTAACCTTTAATCAAAATAAAATGGAAACAGATATAAAATTACACAAAGGTAAAAAGTACATAATTTCAAATGATGACATTGAAGTTGGAGATTTTATTTACAACAAACCAAGTAATTCAATAGATAAATGTATTGGCGTTTTCACAGATGATTTAGTTGCTGAATTTAATAATGGAATGATAGCAGTTTTCAGTAAAAAAACATACTTTAAATTGATTGAATTTAAACCTAATAACCTTTAAATCAGAATAGAATGACACCGAAAGAAAAAGCAAAAGAATTAGTTTGGAAATATTTACCAATTTTAGAGGGTTGGAAACATAAAGATTCTAACCAAGCAAAAAAATGTGCATTGATTTTAGTTGATGAAATTTTGAAGTCATTTGGCACATTAACTAATGGTAATGTATTTTATACAACTTTTAATGCCATTGAATATTATAAAGAAGTAAAACAAGAAATAATTAACCTTTAAATCAGAATAGAATGAAAACAGCATTAGATTGGTATTGTAAAGAAATAAATTACTTAAAAATTAATTACACAATAGGAAATATTAATGAAAATGAATATTTAATAAAACAAGTTCAAATATATCAACAAGCAAAACAGATGATGAAGCAACAGATAATTGATACTTGGTGTAATGCTTTAGACTTAAATGCATTTGAATATGCAGAACAATACTATAACAAAACCTTTAAACAACAAGACAAATGAAACGATTTAAAATAACATTTAATTACTTTGAGGGTGGAAAAAAACGTTTAGGAGTTCGAATATTGGAAGCGTACGATCGCGACCACGCAATTATAAAAATGGATTTATATAGACCACTAATTTTAAAAGTTGAAACGCTATGATACAAAGAATTAAACAAATTATTGAAGATGAACAATTGAAAAAAAATTGTAATCGGCCGGAAAAAGTTTATAGAAGGTGGTTTTTTTATTGCTATTTAAGAAAGCAAAAATTTTATTTGCGTGAAATTGCTGAAATTTTTAACAAGCATCACGCCACAATTATTCACGGAATCAAACAAGCGGAAATTTTTGAAAGTCAAAATGATGAATTTTATTTGTTGCATACCAAAGATTTATTCCAGGAATTCAATGACAAAACTTTGTTTTTTGAGAAAAGAAATTTGATTGAAGATGTTGAAAACGCAAAGAATTTTCAAGATTTATGCAAAATTAAGCGCCGAATCAATCAAAACATTTATACGCGTGACGATGCGTGACGATACAAACATCCATTGTCACGGCTTGAAAGTCAATTCCAGTAACAAAACAAGGTCAAAGCGTGACGGTGACGATAGCAAAACAATGAGAGATTCTATTAAAATTGAAAAAGTGGTTTTTTATCTCAATTTTTTTGAAATTTATCGTCACATCGTCACGCTCGGTCGGAAAGTCAATGTGAGGTTGATTATTAGCCGTGACAATAAACGTGACGATACAAGATTTATCGTCACGAAATGAACATTATCGTCACGTTTTAAACATATTTGCAAATTATTGAAAATTTTAATTACCTTTACGAAGTTAGATGCAGCAAACAAAATTTTTAAGGCCATTAACCGAGTACCGACTGCATCCGGGAAAGGTTCTTGGCTTTTTTTAATGACTAAACATGAACATTCCAAAACTTTCCGTCTTTAAAAGTTTATTTAATAGCAAAGAAACGCCATATACTTTGACGATTCTTGATGTTTACGAACGAATAAAGAACGGTTATTCCGATCTAAATAAAAAGATTGACCGTCTTCGTGCAATGGATGAAAATTCCGAAGAACATCGCGCGATGAAAAATTCACTATTGGCCATTATGTTCAACGGAACATTCAACGAACGAAACGACAACGGCCTTGTTGAACATTCCGGCCTTTGTGTTTTGGATTTCGACGATTATCCGGATGCCGTCACAATGGATGCCGAACGGCAAAGGTTGCAAAATTGTCCGTTTGTTTTTTTGGTATTCACTTCGCCAGGTGGAAAAGGATTGAAGGTC